GTGTAGGGGTTGGCGCCGTAGCCCACGATGGCGACGTCGCCGCGGTGCAGGTCGACGGCGTGCACGTGATAGGTCATGTAGTCCTCGGACCAGCGGCCTGCCTCGATCCGGAACCGCATCGACATCTCATCGATCAGGCCTGCTGCGAGCTTGGGCGCGATGTAGCGCACGTCCGCATCGTCGGCGGGCAGCGACGGGGCCAGGACACGCAGCCCGGTGGTGTCCCCCGTGGTCACCTCCTCGAGGTGCAGGGGCGAGGTGGCGTTGCCCGTGCGGGCCATGCGCCGGCTCGACACGTGGTCCAGCACGAACGGGACGTCGAGGTCAGCGCGGGCGAGGGTGGCCGCGAACGCGCCGAGGTGGACCACCTCGTCATAGGGGCCCCATGCGTCCCACATCTCGTATGGCTGTTCGGTGACCGAGGCCATGCCCTCGAACCGGTAGGCGGCGGGGCCTGCGGCGGCGATCCGCACGGTGGCCGGCGTGGTGACGGGTAGCCGGTCCAGGGTCCACCCGGCGGGTAGCTGGTCTCGGGACTGGACGCCTGCCAGGGCGACGGTGCGGCGCTGTGAGGGGCGGTCCGAGGGCTGGCGGACAGCCTCGGCGCGGGCGGCGGCCGCGGCCTGCCGGGTGGTGGCGCTCATGCTGCGGGCTCCTTGCTCTGCGGCTTGCGGTTGGGGTCGCCGAACAGTGCGGCGAACTCGGCGATCTGCTCGGGTGTGAACGGCTCGTTGTTGTCGAGCGCGCGGACCTCGGACGGTGCCAGGCGGCGGGCGGCGATCGCGGCGTTGAGGACACGGGCGCGGGTCTCGGGATCCATGCGCAGGAAGGCGTCGGTGTTCAGCTTCACGAACCGGGGCCGTGGCAGCAGACGGGACCAGCGCCGTTCGCGACGGTTGATGGCCGGGCCCAGGCTCATCACCAGCGCCTGGGTGTTGCGCTGCGACATGTTGGCGTAGGTGATCGACTGGCCGCTCACCGCGGCGTCGATCAGGTCGGCGGGGACGTCGAGATACCGGGACAGGTCGACGGCTGAGGCCTGCTGAAGATTGAGCCATGCGTCGGCGGCCTCGGGTGCCGCGGCCGGCGTCCACTCCCAGTCCTTGCCGAAAACGGCCGGCTCACGGTCGGCGACGGACGCCACGAACCGGTCACGGACAGCCCCCGACTCTTCCGGCGGGATCGTCCGGACGGTGTTTCGCAGGGTCCCGGAGGGGAAGGCGCCGTTGCCGAAGTAGTCACGGATGAACTGGGATGCGGACAGGTAGGACCCGATCGACCAGGCGGCCGCTGCGATCGGGTCGAGGCCGACGGGCACGCCGGCGATCCGGTACTGGTGCTCGATGTAGATGTCACGCAGGTCGGGGCCGGTGTAGGTGGTGCCTCGGTAGCTGACCTCCTCGATCTGCCAGCCGGACCCCTTGATCCGCACAGACCCCGCGGGCAGCAGGTCGATCCGGGCCGGCAGCCCGGTCCCGAACCGTTCGGTGATCACCCCGACGGTCACCCCGTACCGGTCCAGGTCGTACTGGGTGGCCCACACCCACTCGTCCCAGAACGAGTCATCGCCGCAGGGGGTCTCGAACAGGGGGGAGAGGGGGGCCTCGACTTGGATGCCGCTGCCGGGCAGCTTGCGGAACCCGTCCACCGGCAGACTCGAGATGAGGTTGGCGCGCAGCCGCAGAGCGGCCCAGTAGGCCGAGTGGTGTTGGGCAGTGTCGGCGTTGACGGCGACCCGGCCGCCGGGGTGGGAGCGACGCCGGTACGCCGTGGCGTCCCCTACGGAGTTGAACGCGGCATCCCGGGCCGTGGTGTCGTTGGTCCACCAGCGGCGGAAGCGCTCGGGCAGTGTGGGAGTCGTGGTCGTCATGGCCTTGACGGGCTCACCTCCTCCCGGACGGGCCGGGGGTAGCTGGGGGCTTCACACCCCGACGGATGCGGCGATGTCGTAGTCAGGCGGCGCCTCGGACAGGCCCCACACGGCGAGGGTGAGGGCGACCAGGGCCGAGATGTCGACAGCTGAGGCCTCACGGACCCACGCCCAGGTGTCGAGCAGCTTGCGGGTGGCGGCGCCGGCCAGGGCGTCGGTCACGATCCCGCCCCGCTCGGGCTCCTCGAGGTGGCGGACGTCGCCGGCCAACACCCTGGTCTTGAGATAGCCGCAGGCCTGTGCCATCTCACGGCTGGTCACGGTGCGCACCGGGATCCCTGCCCGCTCGAGATCGGTGAGCAGGGCGCCGGCCGGGGATCCGGGGTCGATCAGGACCGGCTGTAGGTCCGGCCACCGTTCGTACAGCTCGGCGAGCCGGTCGACGCACCAGTCGTCGCCGGGGCGGTGCTCGATGACCTCGGCGTGGGTGAGGCCGTCCACGCGCCGTCCGGCGAGGGCGATCGAGGCCCACGACCCGCCGTGGCCGACGTCGAGGGCCGGCACGATGATCTGCCCGGTGATCTGCGAGGTCGGATCGGAGCACGCGGCCCACGGTTCGGCAGGGATCTGCCGGAGGACCAGCCCACCGCGCTGCCGCCAGTTGAGGTATGCCCGGGCGAACTCGGTCGGCGGCAGGCCTGCGTACTCGGCGGCAATGGACGCCTCGGTCTGGGTGTGGCCGAGCGCTGGCATGCATGACCACCACGTGGCGGGGTCGGCGGGATCAGCGTCCTCGGCGGCGGACCACTCGATGTAACAGACCCCGGTGTCGAGGCCTGCCTCGGCGAGCGCGCGGCCGGTTTCCACCTTGTCGTTGAGGTAGGTGCTGGTGTCGGTGCCGGCAGTGGAGATCACCCACAGTTGGGCGTCCGGCCGGGTGATCATCGCGGGCCGGAATCCCTGCTCGACCCGCCAGTCGACCTGGGCGAAGGCCTCATCGATGGTGCCGTCGTCCAGGGTGGATCCGTGGCCGGCGTCCTGGGTGGGCGCCTCGATCCCCCACAGTGACCCGTTGGCTTTCCAGCGGATGGCCTCGGACCCGTTGGACAGTCTCGACGTCCACCGGCCCCGGAGCCGGGGTGCGGCGCGCAGCTGCTCGAGGTAGTCCTCGACGAACTTCTTGCGAGCCTTGTCGCGGGTCTGCGCGGTGTAGGTGAGGTGCTGGCGGCCGCCGAGCGCCGCGGCGTCGGCCATGCGCCACAGATTCTTCGCCAGGACGAGGGTCGACTTGCCTGACTGGCGGGGCACGGTGAGCCTGACCTCGCGGTAGGCCAGGTGCCCGGTGACGGGGTTGACCTCGAGCGCCAGGTCGGCCACGTAGGACTGCCACGGCATGAACGGCTTGCCGATGGCGGCGGCGACCGCGGCGGCCCGGGGTCCCCAGGTCGGGCGGTCAGGCCTGCGCGGGGACGACCACCGGGGTGGGACTGCCAGCGCCGAAGAGGTCATCGTGGTCGGCCTCCTCGTGGTCGACCAGGGCGTCGAGGATGGCGCGCAGCTCCTTGGTCAGGGCGGGGACGGCGCGGGGGCCGTCGAGGGCAACGGTGGTCGGATCATCGATCAGGGCGGCGAGCCGGCGGGCCGCGGCGGTGAGCACGTGCTCGGCCGGGTGGGTGGTGGCCAGTTCGGCGAGGGTCCGCTCGAGCGCGGCCTCGGTCGGGCCGGCGGCCGGCGGACCGGGAGCGGCCGGTGGCGCGGGTGGCGGCGGGGCGCTCGCCGGCGGCGGGGAGTCATCGACCACGCGCAGCCCGGACCGGCGTCGGCGGGCCTGCTGCGCCTCACGGCGAGCGCGGTGGGCCGGGCAACGGTCCGGCAGCGGGCCGCGGGCGCCGGCGGCGTGCTCGGCAGCGGACGGCGGGCAGTCCTGACAGCGGTAGGTCCGGGCCACGGGGCGGGAACCTCCTCGGCTGAAACCGGGCCGTGGGGTGGCGCGGGAGAGAGAGGTGGGCGGGAGGTTCGCGACGTCAATTCGACGCCTCTGCGACGTCAATTCGAGCGTTGACCAGCCCGTTGGCAACCGTTGGGCTGGGAGGCATGACGGAACTGCTAACCCTCGCCGCCGTTGCTGATCTCCTAGGCGTGCCAGAGGCGACATTGAGGTATTGGCGGCATCTTGGCTACGGCCCGAGCGGGGCCAAGATTGGGCGGCGTGTGATGTACCGGGCCGCGGACGTCGCAGCCTGGGTAGATGCCCAGTTTGACGGAGGGGTCCCCCCCGCCAGGGCCTAACCCGGGGAGGCGCACGGCGTTAGGCGATCCTCAGCCGGACGGCATCCCACGTCTTACCTC